AGCGCCACAGAATCCGAGATGCACGATCTGATAAACGTGTGTCGCAAGTACTGCGCTGCAACGAAAGGAACGAAATGAGCGGGGGGGAGTGATGGCTAGGATATGCAATAAATGCCACAGGATACACGATCAGCGCACGGCGTGTCCAAAGCCTCCGACGCTAAAGCAAATGCAAATAAAGACAGAGCAATACCTAAAAACGTTGCATAATGTGACAAATCAAAAAACAACCAGCGCGACGCGATACGGCAGCGAGGAAAACGAAAGCGCGGGCGTGGATTGAAACTGCTTGGCGGGACCGCAACAGAGACACGGCATTGGCGATACAGTGCGAAATTGAGAGGATATGCGCTGAAGAATCCACTTGCAAACACCATGGGTAGTGGTGTATAGGTCAAAGCAGTACCACATTAGCCAATGAGCAGGAGGTAACATGACAGCAAAGAAGAAAGCCAAGCCCATAAAGCGCAAGAAAGCCGCTTCACGTAAGAAGAAGGCCAAGCCGTTCGATCCCGCCAAGCCCCTGAAAGCCACCAAGCGTGAGGCGTTCTGTCAGAACATCGTCAACGGTGGTGCTATCAAAGCATCATCCAAGGGTGGGTTCACAATCAGTGAAATATCACACCAAGAAGCTTATTCATCGGCAGGTTACTTATCCAAGGGTAAAGCGGCAGGAGATAACGCAGCGAGACTGATAGCGAATGACAGAATCAAGGCCAGAGTCGAACACTTACGCGCAGAACAGGCCCTTATGCTGGCTGAGAAGGGCTGTGCGAGCAAGGAAGAGTGTTGCATGGTACTTACAGAGCTTGTGAGGGCAAGGCACTCAGACTACCTCACAATGGGCGAGGATGGCGTCAACATGTTCGACATTGGGGAAGAGACTCTTAACGGAGCGGCCCTGAAGAAGATCAAGACCAGGACGCAGAGGGACCAGTACGGGAAGATCACGATCGAGAAGCAGTTTGATGAGATTGAGCTTGAGTCAAAGATTGCGGCCATTAAGTGCCTTGCCGACATCAATGGATGGAATAAGGCAGACGACACCGAGGCCAGGAAGGTCAACGTCTACCAAGAGTTCCTTGAGGCTCTCATTGACCCCATTCCTGACAATAAACGCTCGCCCCAAACTGGATAGACCATGGACTACAGCATCGTAAAATCATGGAACCCTTTTCCTGAAACTCGCCCAGAGTCAGGAATTCTATGCGTTGTGACATTCCCTATGGGAATCCACACTCAGACAGGCCAATGCGAGGGACCAACGGCAATGGCTTATTATCGGCCACTAGAGGGATGGGTTTATGCAGACAGGCCCAGCCTCATTAGATTTGAGCCATGCTACTGGTGTCCGCTAGACATTCTTATGAAACCCACAACCACAACCCAAAGAGGTTAGACATGACACCAGAAGTACTAGAGAAGGCAAACGAGGTGACTAAACACATCAAGCACGTTGAAGTGGAATGTGACACCCTTCGCGAGTCTATGGTTTTCGTCGCGGAATCAGAGCATAGTGAGTTCGACACTGTCATAAGATGCGAGAAAGGGGGCGGATTCGCAGTTCTCCCAAAACACGAACTATTAACCGCGATGAGAGAGCGTATGAATGTAAACGCTAGGCGCCTTCACGGACTCAAGACGGAACTCGCGGCCCTGTAGCCACAACACCCAAAGATGTATGAGATGAAGCGTAAAGACATAATGCTTATGGCCGACAACCTTGATATCGCCCACAGAAGCGGAGCAGAAGAGGACAAGCCAGAGGGGATGCGTTTTATCACGGTTAGTGACACTTGCGCCAAGCAGATATCCTGCCTTCTGCGCGCCTGTCATTTCACGATGGCTATGAGAACCCACATCTATATGACGGACTCTTGCCATCACCGTCACTGGGAAAAAACGGGCATGTACGGTACAACTCCGGTAATCCGGTGCTTGGATTGCGGACTTGAAACGCTTGACTTCGGGGCAGGCTAATAGCATCCGCCACACAACCCAAAGAGGTAATTCAATGAGCCTGCGAATACTAAAGCTAAGAGCTCGCTACTACTGGCAGAAGATATGCAACTTCTTTGGGTATTGTCCATGCGGGATGCGGGTTATCTTCACAACCAAGGGCCGAGCGATATGCCCTTCATGCAGGAGACGATAATGACCAGCGACGAATACGACGAAGACGACCCGCTAGTTGAAGCAATATCCGAAGCATGGAGCGACAGGTGTGCAGAGCAGCTTGCCGAGACGATACAAAGCATTTGTGACACGCCAAACTCATTCTACCAGAACCCATGTAGCAAACTCACGCGCCGCTCATTCCGCTACACGCAGAGAATCAGGATCATGCGAAAACATTCCCCGGTAATTGCATTGTGTGCAGTCTGGATTACAGCGGCAATCCTGATAATTATCGCAGTACTACGCTCATGAGGGGATAGCATGGCCATTGTCCTCAAAGATCAGATGAATGACGCGTACTGGAGGTTAAACAACCTCTATTGGTGCGTGGACGACGATGGCAAGAAGATGAGATTCAAGATGAGAACCGCACAGGCTCGCCTATGGATTGAGATGCATTGGAGGAACTTACTCGTAAAAGCAAGGCAACTTGGATTTACAACCGAAATCGCCATCATAGGTCTTGATTTCGTTCTCTTCAATCCAAACAAGACGGCAGGTTTTATTGCCCACAACCGCGAATCCGCAACGAATATTTACCAGAAGAAGATACTTTTTCCGTTTGATAATCTTCCTGAAGAGATAATCAAATCAAAATTCAACACCAAGATTAATCAACGGCAGGATGCCGGCGGATACATAAACTTCCTGAACGGTTCAAGCATAAGAGTAGGCACATCCTTTCGGTCGGATACGTGCCAATTTCTTCATATTTCTGAGTTTGCCAAGATCTGCGCGGCCTACCCAGCGCGAGCCAAAGAGATCATTACAGGGTCACTACCAACCGTTCACCGAACGGGAAGAGTGTTCTTCGAATCCACAACCGAAGGAGCCTTTGGATACTACTTTGATATGGCGCAGGCGGCACATAACAAGATGCTATCCGGGGCAGAGCTCACCTACCTCGACTACAAGCTGCATTTCTTTCCATGGTGGCAGGATTCCAAGTACGAATACACCCCCGAGGAAGCAAAGCTCGTACTGATCACCGACAAGCATCACGAATACTTCAATCTACTCGAGTCCAAGATCAAGAAGAAGCTCAACCGCGGACGCCGTGCATGGTACGTTGCGAACAAGGAGACGCTTGGAGAGCTGATGCTTCAAGAGATGCCCGGCACATTTGAAGAGGCATTCCAGACCATCATCGCCGGAGCCTACTACAAGAAGCAGATCGACAAGGCCAGAACGGACGGCAGAATCGGAAACTACCCACCCATACCTGACATAGCGGTGCATACGTCTTGGGATCTTGGCATGAATGACTGTCAGGCGCTCTGGTTCTGGCAGGAGTACGGTGGAATGTTCCGTTTCGTGAACTACTACCAGGCCGACGGAGAAGACCTCACCCACTATTGCGACGTCATCAAAGACTATCTGAAAGAACACTCCTGCCCTATGGGTGACCACTGGGCCCCGCACGACATCCAGAACCGGATATGGACATCGGCACAGGCTCGCATCGACGTTGCGTACACCGACTACGGCATCAAGTTCTATCAGGCTCCCAACATTGGGTACGCCGATGGAGTCGATGCAGTACGCCGAGTGTTCAAGAACTGCCAGTTTCACGAGGAAGGAACGGACCATGGGATCAAGGCACTTACCGCAAGTCAGAAGCAATGGGACGAGAAACGAGGATGCTATAAGAATCTCGCCCTACATAATTGGGCATCAGATGGCGCCGACTCATTCAGGATGTTCGCAGTAGCCAACGGAAACAAAGCGCAATCGCAGGATGCCCCGGAAGAAGGCGCCACGTCGCCAGAGAAAAGTCTTGAAGATATGGCATCAATATGGAAATCTGTAGGCGTGTGACACAAACCCTATGAGGAGCTACACATGAAATGGACGACAAACACCCCCACCACAGACGGCATCTACTGGTATCGAAATCTATGCGTAGGAAATAAACCGGCAAAGATCCTCCACTTTCAGGCAGCAGCCGAAGACGATGAAAGCCTCACCTTTGCTCGCTTCAGTGATTCATCATCACACTACGATTCATTCCGATACGTTCCAGACAAGGGCGACGAGTGGAGCGACACGCCCATACCAGAGCCGGGCACGCAAGACGTGTCGATGCGGACCACGCTGAATGAATATCATTCTTATCTGATTGACGAGCTGAAAGCCGTATCCATCCCCTCTATGAGTGCGGATGATAGGTGCTTAATCCTTTATGCCGTACTCACAGCCGAAGCGAAATACAAGGCAAGCAAGGAATCCCCATGACCGAGCCCACCTACACCGACTACAGCGAGATAACCAAGTTCACACGATGCAAAACCGACCTGTTCGCGCTTGTCGAAGGTCAACTCCGTGAGGAAGCAATACAGAAGACCGAGCACACCCTTCAGTTCAAGCGTTACGGCAACGAGCAGCACAGACGCGCATTCATAGATGGAAACCCGCTTGAGACCGTCGACGGAAAGACCATCTACGAGAATGAGATTTCAAGCATGACTATGCTATGCGCGTTGCTTGATGCCGGGGACGAGGAGCTTGACAAGACTTTCGAAGCGGAGGATGAGGGCGACTACGTGAATCATGGTGTAACTTGCGGACCTCAACCATCATCTGGTAACGATAGCGTCCAAGCCGACAACCACGCTCTAAAGGTTGCAGGCGGGATAGGTGTGAACTGATGCAAGGATCAAAACAACTGCCATCAAAAACGTTAGCCCATATGATAAACGGCTATCCGAAATCTTCACCATTCACAAGAGGACTTGCGATCTTTGAAGATTATAAAGTTGTCGTTACTAAATATGTTCCGTATCCGCACAACACCAAAAAGAAGCGACACATAAAGAAGTGGAGATCAGCCAAAGGAAATACATTTTACGTGCCAGACCCAATGGTATATGTAACGATATCGCAAGGAAACATGACCGGAATCATTGGACACCCACAAACAATCTACAGATTAAAGCAAATGACAGAAGCAGACCTAGATGATACGTTTAACTGTAATGATACAACGCTACCACGGTTCAAACAAGGAATGGGCTGGTAATGGCGATCCCAAAACCAACACAGGGAAACTACAACCGCAGGCGCAACACCAGCACTCTACATTTCGTCGACGACGATGGCAAAGCCTACACCAACGAGTACGTCATGCGTGGAGGCTTCTGCTTCCCAATGAGTATCAGGACCGGCAACCGGGAAGAGATTTCAGGATACGCAGTAGTAGTAGGCCGTGACATCCGTTCTGGAATCCATACGGTATTCAAAGAATCAAAGGTACTAGCCATTGATCACGTCACCGACTCCGAGGGTCGCATCAAATACCAAGGACTTGCACCCTGGCTCAACGATGCCTGGTCAACCTACTTCTGTAAATGGTTTCACTGGCACGGACGTACCGGATCGGTCGACCACTGGATGAGGGATATCAAGAGGTCTGCAATTGTATCCCCAAAGCCAAAGTTCTCTGAATGCATCTGGGATGATGACTCCGAGGTAGACCACACCATATCGCTACTTGCAATACACGGAAAGCTGAAATGCGACAAAGACGGTGGATTCATGAATCAGATTCAGGCGTACCAGACAAACCAAGCAGTTCCGTACCCAGCCCGGATTGCGATGAAGGCATGCTTGGCAGGATTTCACCAATTTGCATGGACCAGGGGAGACGCTGATTATGATTAACCATAGGATGTCGGTCGAAGAAGCTCTCTCATTCAAGAGATATATGCTGCACCGTTTACACCCGTTGTTCGTCACAGAGCAATATGCAGCAGGACTGCCGCGCAAACGCACAATTAAGTTCAGAAGATACCCAACCCCCAAAGAGGAGAAGACGATGAGTGACGACACAGCGAAGATCGAGATGCCAGAGTACACATGCCACAAGAAGGTTCACGGACTAAAGATTGCCGAAATCGTGCGAGTGGACCCCGGCGAGACCGGACCGCTTGGCGATCGCAGCGGACTGATGGTTCCTGAAGATACGCGATACGGCGCGATTCCTTTCGACACGGCATTCTCAGACAAACATAACCCACAGATTGGCGACTACTACGTTGTCTACAAGGACGGGTACAAGTCCATCTCACCGGAAGAGGCGTTTGAATCAGGCTACACTATGGTAGAGGTGACCAAGCACGGCCCCGAGAAGGAACCGCCAACCTACCAGGAGCGAGTAAGTGACGAGAAGGCCGAGCTCGACGACAAGCGCATGAAGCTCATTGCGTTCACGAATACCGAAACGTTCAGACATCTGAATAGTCACGACCAAATGCTTATGCGGCATCAGGCTGACAAGATGCGCGGATATTCTAGTGTTTTGAATGCGCGAATTGATCGGTTTATACGTCCTTGACACCCGGCGGATGATCTGCGATATTGATGCCCTGGATGTAGCCCCGTCATCTTGGAACACCTGCTTACGGGACCAGCGGAAACTTAGAAACGAAAGCTGTAGAGGGTGTTCGTTACTTGATCTTTGAATATATGGGTGTGACTGGTTTCGACGGAGATACGGAAGCAATCATGCGAGCCGAGGATATCGGTTGGCCTCGTAAAACAATCCGGTAAACAGTCAAATGCTAACGCACTAGACATCGCAGCGTAGAACGTTGCTAGGAAAGAGGATCCACGTAGTTCCGAGTGGCCTTGAGTACGACTTTTCTCGGAGCAACCCCCGACGACTCCGGAAAACGAGTCAGTAAGTTTGATACGTCTTTCAGATCAAAACGTATCTGGTGGAGGGTGGCAGGTTCGCCTGTCGCCCCTGGTTGCCCAACCTTAATGGGACACGCTCGTAGACTGATTGATTGAACTGTTTTCGGACGAGGGTTCAACTCCCTCCACATCCACCAATTATAATAGCCGGTGTAGCTCAACGGAAGAGCGGCGGGGAATTGCTAGTTGAAGCCCCGCAGATTGATTGTAGGTATGTCACGAAGCTAGACATAGGATGCATCCTTATTCTAGATACGGATACCTCGGGTTCGAGTCCCTCCGCTGGCTCCATTTCAATGCTTCGATGGTGCAACGGTAGCACACTGGCAGCGGCACAACTTACGCTGCGAGAGATAGCCGGTTCGACTCTGGCCAGAGGCTTCACCCCACAAAAAAGCCCCGCACGAGGTAAGTCATGCGAGGCTTCTGAACATAGGGGGCTTTGTTCTACCGAATGCGAGCCAGAGCAATCATCCCGTCACTCTCACGTTCAACAATATGCACGTTGTCCGTGGTAGACTGCATCCGGGCAAGCTCAAGCTCGCACCACTTGCGGTAAGTCACATCCCCGTAACCGCTCAACAGCTTTGTCCTCGTGAACCGCTCACCACATGGAGCCTTCTTTGGAATATAGGCAACAACCTTTTCGTTCGGATTGCCCCATACAGTAATGTTCTTGTCATCCTCTTCCGGTCTCTTTGGCATATCATTCTCCTTTTGGTTGATGCAATAGTATCACGCAAGAGCGACAACTCAACAACTAAGATTACACCATAAGTGTAGCAATTTAAGTTGACATTTTGTTTTTTAACCCCTTGACGGTGCAAGATACGGTATGTATAAGCTGAATTATGTACTACATGTAGACAAAGGGAGTGACACTTGGCTTACAACCCTCAAACCGTAGAAACTTCGGACCTTGCCCAGCATATTCGCGGAGTAGTCTACGAGAATTACAAGACCAACCGCCAAAAGCTTGAAGTGCGATGGTCACGCAACAGGGCTGCAGCCGAAGTTGACCTTGAGCTTGATGAGTATGGCAAGTGGAAAAAGAGCGAGAACGCCGAAGATTGGCAGTCTGACACACTCGACGACACCACCCACCAGAAGATAGCAGCGGCCAAAGCCCTTATATCAGACACAGCATTCAAAGGCGGCAACGTTCAATTCATGCTCGTACCTCCAGAGGGAGCCGAGACAGACCCCGTAGCAGTCTCCCAGCGTGATCCCGTCATCAAAGCCAACGAGAACTACATCTCCCGACAGCTAACCAACTGCAACGCCGTAGTAGAACTTGGCAAGTGCGTGATGAGTGGCGCCACCTATGGAAGATACTTTGCCAAGCAATACACTACCGCCATGGAATCGGGCAACGGCTTTGTCCAAATAGCGGAAAACATCTTTGAGGAATCCATATCTGACACCACCACCATGGCATTTGAGAACGTCAGCGTATTCAACATGCTATGGGATATGGAGGCCGACGATCTCATAGAAGGTGAAGCAGTAATGCAGACCGATCTCGTGAGTCCGTTCATGCTCAGAGAAGATGCCTTTAAGCCATACCATTTCAAGAAGTACATCAAAGCCGCAATCAAAGCCAGTACCAGCAAATATCAAGCCAGTGGTTCAGGCCAAGACACTCAGAACCTTCCCACCCGGTTGCGAGACATAGCAAATCGCAACCGCACCATCCATCAAATTGAGTTCTGGGGCAGAGTCCCACGAAAGATGGCAGATGCTTTTGAAGATATGCTCGCCAGGGACTTGGATGTTGAAGACCCGAAATTCGGAAACAGAGATGACTTACCCGAAGATTCAGGCGACATGGTTGAAATCTTCGCTATCCTAGCCGATGACTACATCATTGCCTACAACCGCACCAACGACAAAAAAGAGCGGCCCTACTTCATGGGAGACTGGGAAGAAGTATTGGATGGCAACTGCGGCCGCGGTGTTGCCGACAACCTTTATCAGATTGCCAAGACCCTAACCGGGACACGGAGAGCCATTGAAGATAACATGGCGTTGGCCTCCACTCTTATCCTTGCGTTCAAGCGCAGTTTGATACAAGAAGACATAGAAAAGGAGATTGGTTCAGACAAGCGAATCATCACCCTCGCCCTCGACGAGATGGACAGCAGAACATCGGCAATAGACGCCGTTCAGCAGGTCAAAGTTGACTCCATAATTGACGAGCTCACCAAACTTCTCACCATGAATATCGAATTTGCAGATATGGCGAGTTCAATCCCGCGAGCAGAGCAGGGCCAGCAATCCTCAAACCCACAGACCGCATTTGAGCTACAGCAGCGCCTTGAACGCTCGGGCAAGTATATGGGCGAAGTCATTCGCCGGCTGGACAAGTTCATCGAAACAATCATCAACGAATTCTACCGATACAACATGCTTGATCCTGATATCCCGGTACAAAAGGGAATCTATCAGGTCAAAGCACTTGGATTCTCCTCCTTCGAGAACAAGGTCATCAAACTTCAAAAGATGCTCCAATACTTTGCCATGGTAATTGACCGACCTGAAATGCTGAAGGACGTAAACATTCGATGGCTGCATGAAGAAATTGCGAAATCAATGGACATGGACATAGCACAGCTTCTCAAAACGCAGGAACAGAAAGACGCCGACGCCCAAGCAGAAGCCGAGGCGCAGGCCAACAGTCCAGACATGCAGGCGTTTGAGATGGACCAGCAAGCCAAAGCCGCCAAGATTGAAAAAGATAAGTCAGCAATAGAAGCCGATCAATCCTCCATAGCAAAAGACCAATCTGATATTGATAAGAACGCTCACGACATGCTTATGGAAGAAGAACAGCTAAAGATTGACAGAGCCGAAGCGGTAGCAGGGATCCAAACAAAAGCGACAGAAGTCGCGCAAAAGAAGAAGGAAAGCCAATGAGCAACACCATCACCATAAAGAACATTCAACTCGAAGACCTCGTGGATGCCTACAGTAAAGCGGCAGTCCTCCATTTGTCTGAGGGAGAATCCGCCGACGACGTGAAGAAATTCAAGTACGCCGCAGGAAAGAACTACAATCATCTTCGAGCCCTCGCCAAAGCGGCAGAGAAAAAACAGATGGACATGCAGCGCAACTACTCGGATCCAGAACTCACGGAATACCACGAAAAACGAGTTGCATTGTGCAAGCAATACTCCGAGAAGGATTCAGAGAATCAGCCTAAAATGCGCAATTACGAAGATGGGCGCCCATCTGACTTCATGATTGAACCAGCACTGCGCGAAGACTTCAATGTAGTCACTAAAGCCCTCGGAGAAGAATACAAGGAAGCCCTGGACCGTGACAACGCCAACGACGAGGCCACCAATGCCGTGTTGGACGAGGAAGTTACTCTGGAAATCTACACGATCCCATGGAGCAAAGTTCCGACATCCGTATCGGGTGGATACATTGATGTGATTTCAGACATGATCACAGACCTGCCTAATCTCGATAATGATGATGAAAATAAAGGCTTGCAAGATTCACAGGATTCAGTATAGATTGAATTTAGAAAAGTAATAGGGCAGTACTCGGGTAGCTCCTGAGAGACTGCAAAACAGACTTTAGAAGGCAATACGATGCATCGTTCGTATTGTCTTTTTTTATTGTCCTGATTACTTCTAGGAGAAACATGGCACTGAAAATAAATCTTCAGAAGCGCGAAGACCACGAGGTTAAGACCATTGCAGACGCGCATCAATACAGTGCAGCCAAGCTATTAATTGAAGATGTGACGACCCTACGTGACAGGCTCAGACAAGAGAACGAAGATTCTCCGAGACGCAGCCCCGAAGATTTGACAGACGACTTTGTATTCAAAGCAGGAGCAATAAGCGCCTTGAATGCAATCATAAATGCGCCGGACCAAGCCGACGCTTACATCAAAAGAAGGAGCAAGTAATCATGGCCAAGGATAAAAACAGCGAAGCGACCGTCGACACTCCCCCACCAGTTGACGCACCAGACGTTGAAGCACCACCAGTTGACGCACCAGACGTTGACGTTGATCCAAACGCCGTTGTCGTAGTTGGCGACCAGCATCTACGCTTAATATCTCGCGATCCAGATGGATTTGAAATCAAAGCCATGAAAATTGGCGAAACCGGAATTATGGTTGCCTATGGAATGGGAATCTGTTTCAGCACCACGTTTATCCCTAATGGCGATATCCGAGAACTCGCATCCGGTCTCAAAATTAGCTAACCCCAAAAACTCACAGAAACGCAACTCACATAAAGCAGGAGGATCAAGCATGAAACGGACTAACTGGAACCTATTCGCAATGCTCATCGTCGCACTCGTACTCATCTCATCTGTCGCCATGGCCAGACCCACGGTGCTCAACGACAGGCTCACGGTAGACACAGGCGGAACAATCGACTTCTTCGGAAAGCTCGAAATTGACAGCGTTGAGGTTACTGCCAGCGCCACAGAGTTGAATTATAACGATGGCGTCACAAGCGACGTGCAGACTCAGCTTGATGCTATTACTGGCACATACGCGCTGTTGACGCAGGTGTGGGGATCAGCAGGCGTTGTAGGCGCTACAAATAGCCTTGTCAATACCGTGGCGATTACTCGCAAGGACATTGCGGGAAGCACGCTGGCTGATACAGGATTGCTTCGTATCTGGATTTCGGAGACGGATCTTGGCGCAGCGAGTACCAACAACATTGAAACGCTGATACTTTCCACAGGGACTGCCGTGCAGACAATGACGGCCAACGCTGATTATAAATATGTAACGTCTACGAATGGGACAGCAGTTGCGACGATTACTGCAACGGCAGCGGGAACGAACTACTTAATGGTTTCCGATAGCAGCACCGTATCTAGTGGCGCTGTTGTATTTGATTAACAAATTTTGATGCGGGTGATCCGCAGGTGCGATGCCAGGGCTCATAACCCAGGTTGATGGGATCAATACCCATACCCGCTACCAGTTTGAAAAGATAAACAAAGGAGAACAGTCATGGCCTTTAGTAAAGTACCATCCACATGGTTTGGCGCAGGATACGACCTAACATCAAGCGTGATCGGTCTGGAAACGGCATCGCTCACTTCGGGTAGAGTAGACATTGATACGGTAACTTCTGTATTCGCTACTGGTGTTCTGACAGTTGGATCTTCTCACGGCTTGACAATCGGGAAAGTAGTACAGTTCACCACAACTGGCACCCTTCCAGCAGGACTTTCTCTATTGACAGACTACTATGTTCTCACCGTCCCCGCAGTAGCAACGATGACAGTATCAGCAACATTAGGCGGAACCGTTGTTACGCTAACGGATAATGGGACAGGCACTCACACAATCAACCGCCCGGTGGCACTCACAGAACTGACCGATACTGAGGCCAATGCAACCACAGGTGATGTTCGAAAGATCGTATTTGCCATTATGGAAAAGCTGTATGACATGTGGAGGAAGACAGCCGCCGCCGACCGCCCGACCAAAATGCGGATTAACAAGAGCGAATCAACGGATGTTGAAACTGGGATCACAACCAAGTCTTATTCTGTCGTTATTTATACGGAAGTAACCACGCAAGAAGTACAAAACGAATAGAAGTTTTTAACCGCTAACCAAACCCGAACCGGAGACATATCATGGTAGACATAGCCCAAGAGCAGGTCGACACAACTGAAGTAGTAGAGCCTACTGAAGACGCCGTAGAAGTCACAGACGAGCAGCTTGATGCTGACTTCGAAAGTGATGACGACGTTGTTGCGCCCAAGGAAGACGAAAAGACCCCAGAAGAATTGGCCGCAGCAGCCGCAGCCGAGACTCAGACCCCGGAAGAGAAAGCAGCCGCAGAAGCAGCAGCCACCGCAGTAGTCGAAAAGACTGACGAAGAAAAGGCCACAGAAGCCGCAGCACAGAAGATCACAGATGCCAAGAAGATCACAGACGAAGCAGCCGCAGCCGCAGAAGCCCTAAATGCCCAGCCCACCGAAGAGCAGAAGGCCGCAGCCGAACTGAAGGCTTCAGAAGCAGTTACCGCCGATCGGACCAAGTTCATTGATGGCATGATGGAAGACCTAAAGGACATTGAAATCGGTGACGGAGGTTCAGAAGAGTCACCAATGCCAAAAACCATTGGAGAGTTTGCAGAGCAATTCCCAGAGATTGCAAACGGCATGAAGACGATGATCGGACACCTCCGAGACAATGTGACAGCTCAGATGAATCCGATTCACGAAAGCATTGAACAGCAAAACCTTGCCGCAGCTCAGGATGCATTCTACAGCGAATTGGGCGAAGATCAGTACGGCCACACCGATGCAGGCGAGATCATCAATTCAGATGGATTTGCCAAGTGGACCGGAGAGCAAAGCCAGGCGTTGCAGGATTACATCGCGACCATAGGCGATGCGAAAGAAGCGGATCCTATTCTGACTCGATACAAAGCCGAAGCCGGAATTGAGACAGCGGCACCATCCGAAGAACAGACAAAAGCCGCGGCAACCAAAGAAGCACAGCGAGCAAAAAAAGCCGCTAAAGATAAATTGCACAGCGCATCAACCCGCCAGAAGAAGTCCGTGGCGACTCCGGACAGCAAGGGGAACTCAAAAGCAGACCTTGATGCTGCTTGGGATGAAGATGACAAGGACGAGGACATCTAATGCCGAAAGATCGACTAACAGTTGGAAATAGCGAGTGGGATGTTCCTACTCCACCAATAGGGGCAGTGAAGAACGTATTCTTCAAATGCACACGTTGTGCTCGCCCCTTGTTTGCAGGAGAAATAGGAAGCGGAACGCATATTGAGGTGTTGTGCCATTATTGCAACACCAAAAGCCAATTCCTTAAACCGTAGAAGAAAAAACACGCTTGACCGCCAGAGGACCTATGAGACCGCGAGCTCGAAAGCACAACAGAAAAGGTAGGATACCATGGCGATAAACACCACAGGAGATATCTCCGAGCGAGTGGGAGTCAAATGCGTGAAGCGTCTTTTGCGCGTCGGACAACCTCTGCTTGTCACTCAGCGATTTGCGCAGATGGACACGCAGCCCCAGAACAGCGGCAAGGTCCGCAAATGGCGCCGTTACCACAGCTTTGCTGTAACGACCGCCCCGATGGCTGAAGGCGTTACGCCGGCAGGTCACGGAATGCCGTTCACCGATTACGTTGCAACGTTGCAGCAATTTGGTGATGTTGTCGAATTGACCGACATTGTTCAAGACACCCATGAAGACCCGATCCTAAAGGAAATGGTCAGCAAGAGTGGCGAACAGTTTGCGAAGGTCATTGAAGCGATTACGATTGATACACTCAAGGGTGGATCGAACGTGTTTTATGCTTCAGGCGTTGCATCACGTTCGCTCGTGAATGCACCACCCAAGCGAAGTGACATTCATCTGATTACTCGGGCATTCAACCGAGCCAACGCATCTCCAATTTCTCGGATGATTGCGCCATCAGAGAAGATCAGCACAGCCGGTATCCTCCCAGGGTTCTATGCTATGGGTAGCACAGACTTGGATGCAGACATTCGCGCCATGACGGGCTTTGAGTCCGTTGTTTCGTATGGCAACCCAGGACAGGCCACGGCTGGCGAGATGGGCGCAGTGCTCAACGTTCGCTTCATCCTGACACCGAACTTCGAGCCATGGGACGCTTCCGGTCTTGCAGGTACGACTTACCTTGCAAACGGCACGGCACCATCAGGCGCGACTCAGGCCGATGTTTACCCGGTAATCGTAGTGGCTCGTGATGCATACGCTTGTGTTCGCCTTCAGGGACGAACGGCAGTGAACATCATGGTTCTGAATCCTAACACCCCTCGTGGCGGAGATCCCTCCGGGCAGCGTGGAAGTGTTGCATGGAAGACCATGTATGCTTGCGCCATCACAAACGAGTCTTGGATTGCACGACTCGAGTGCGCTTGCACAGCGAACCCAGCATAGACCGACCATAACGGGTAAAGCCCCTCAGTTGAGGGGTTAGCCCATCGTTTCAATAGCAAAATAAGGAGACTTCAAAATGAAGTGCATTACTGGAACATTCAACGGGACCGGCGCCGACCTTTTCATCGGACTTGGTTTCGTACCCGACAAGGTTATCGTTCGCGATATCACGACCGCCGCCGGACCTTCGCTCATCTGGACGAAGAATATGCGTATTGCTGCAATGACTGAAGGACTTTTGGATACCGATGGAACAACCACGTTGGCAAGCCAAGTTGCAGGCGCAGGCATTCAGCCCTACGAAGGTGGAGTCATGCTCACATCTGCATTGCAGACGACCACGGGTTTTGGTGAGGGTGTCTATCTCGTCAAAAAAGACAGCGATTGGCGTTATGGAACAGACGCCATGCCTGGGCCAAATCAAGGAAGCGGCGATGCCGTTGCCGATACGATTGATACCTGGACGCTGGATACCTCCGGAAATCGAACAGGTCACTTTAATGAAGACGTGACCGGCGATTACATTGGTGCCGGAAGCCCGATTCATATTGAGACCGGCTATGGCCGTATCAAGATCATCGAGAAGCTGTATATCGAAGCATTGACCGCAACACAGGGAGAAGGTGACGATGAAGTCACACTCAGCCGCTCAGTCGTTGCTGGACGTGTTCGATACATCGGACCGAAGTTTGATTACAGTCCGCAAACGGTTGGACAAGTTGTGCTGGCAGGGTTCAAGTTGAGCATGGCAACGCCTATCAACGCGAACGACGAAGTTCAATACTTCGAAGCCTACTTGTTTGACGACTAGGCCGAGACCCCACAGAAACGTTACGGGGGGCTCACAACGAGCCCCCCTTTTTTACCAACCGCCCGAGAGGGCAAATAGGAGCGAAAGCCCATGAGCACGTCCCCAAACCAACCAATGACACTGGCCCCTGACGGAAACCCGTTCACAAGTAAGAAACTCGCAAACGAATACATTAAGAAGGAGGAATTGGATCCTGAATTCTTCCGGGCATATGAGCAGCAAGGCGGGTGGTGTATCTTCAATCTATCGGTACTGCCAAACGGCATGAAAGACATGCTGAAGAAGGCAGCCGAAACGAAAAAAACAAAATCGAAAGTTCCAGAAGACCACGAGAGCACAAAGTTCTATGTTGTCATATTCCAGGCAAAGACAAGCCCGAACGACGAAGATGATGTTCCTTTGGGCCTCAACGGAACAACCATTTTATCAAAGCGTGATCAAGAAGTAATTCTTCCCGGTAGCTACCTTGAAGTAGCAGACCACACGGTAAAGAACCAGTACGAACAGAAACCCGGACACGACCGCAAGATCGTTGGCAAGGTTCGAAAGTTTATGTATCAGAGAATTCGCGAAGTCACACGCGAAAAGTTTGAAGAATTCAAGAAAACTGGCAATGCGATTAGAGACCAAGAGATAGATGCTCGCGAACATGCGAACAGCTAACTCATTAAAACAAGGAGGGCAACCCGATGGCGCGTATAGCAGACTTCAGCGATATGTTTAAGTTCGCTCATGCGGAGCTTCCGGGCTGCCCTCAGCCCTTATTCAACCAGCACATCATTCAAGCCGGACGTAAGTTCTGCGAGAAATCCCGAGTATGGAGAGAAGACCTTACAGCCTACGACCTAGAAGAAGACGAAAAAGAGTACACATTGAGCCCAATCACGGGAGGAGTAACCTACGTTGCCCGTATTGAGGCAGTCGTTCAGGTGCGGTGGAATTCAGAGGATGGTGTCGACGACGGAGACAAGGGGCAAATACAGAACTGGCGTATTTACTCATTTAATCCAAACACAAACATACTCGAATTCGACACGGCCCCCTCTGATGACGTAACAAGTGGTCTTGACGTTGCTGTAATCCTAGTACCACAACTTAATGCCACAGATATGAGCGACTGGGTGCTAAATATCTACGCAGAAACCATCCTCTCAGGAGCGATGCACACACTCAAGAGCATCCCCAAATCAGATTGGAACGATCCCGCAGGCGCAGACCGATCATACCGAGAGTTTCGCAATGGAATTGGCAAAGCAAAAGCCGACATAGCCAGGCAATACAGAGACGGAAGCACGGGGATAGCATTATGAGCATGACCGTACAGAACATCGTTGACGACGCCAGAGCAAAATTGGGAGACACCATATATCCGTATCAGTGGCTAGTTGCCTACTTTTACACTCCGATCAATGATGGAATCAGGGCGCTTGCAACACAATCCCCTCATTGCCTATACGTTTCAACCGTCACCACATCATTGCCTTCAGACGTGACCGCGGTAGGAGATACAGTCTTAATCATAGATGAATTTCGAAACAAACTGGTTGAGCTTGTCGTTGTTCAGTTGCTTCAAGAAGACCCAGCACGCCAACGCGAACAGACAGAGGGAGAGCCGACGCCATGATAAACATCAAAATCTTTATTCTCGCCATCATAGCCACCGCAGTCTTCTCTTTGAATGCAGTGGCTTTGACGCCTCACACATCTACCGAAACGTTCTCAGCAACATCTGGGGAAGCCGATTGGGACGCATTTGAATGGGTGTGGAGCTCGCGAACAGAAGCAATGGATGTATCGTGGCCATTCAGCGTATCAGACGGAAATGTTCTATTAAGAATGTTCAAAGAAGAGGGGGGATCCATCGCGTTCGAAGCCGGGCCTTTCACGATAAAAAGTAGCACCAACGCAACACTTACCATTGCCAGTACCAATATCCCGGTATCGTCATCCTATTATGCCGAACTCAGCCAAGTGCAAGAAACCACTCCAACGCAATACAAATCTCTGGCCAGGGGAACAATCGCCCGAGAATGGAGCGCCTGGGACACAACAAACACCATAGGAGACACAACCTCAGTATTATTGATTTACTCCTATGGGACCAATAACACGGCAGAATGGGATGTAGCATACGACTGGGTGAACGCCTACAGCAACATCACTCCCACCTATGCTTGGGTTCAATCCTATGTATGCACTTCCTCAGTAAGCGCAAGCACGACAAACCTCATCAGCTACTACCTCACGAACCAAGTGGACGCGCTGTTGGTATCCCAGAGCAACAACCTTGTATCCGCTTACCAAGCCGCAGATACCGTT